CCACCACCCCCTCCGGGCTGCCGCGCCCCAGGGCGGTGGCGAACCCCGCCGGCTCCGCATCCGACCCCACCCGCACCCGGCCCGACCCGGCAGGGTGCAGCGTCATGTCCCCGCCCGTCGTGCGGAGCTGCACGGTGCCGTCGCCGGGTGAGGTCAGGAAGTCCCCCGGCGTGAGGCCGAGCGCCTGCCACCCGCCCCACGTTCCCTCCCACTCTACGGCCGTCGCAGCAGGCGCGGTGAAGTCCCCCAGCGTCCAGTTGTCCTGGAACGGTGCGCTGCCAACCCGGCGGAAACGGACCGGGCAATTGCAGTGCAGCCGCAGCCGCCGCCCCTGCGGCACCGGCAGCCCCACCGAGGCCACCGCCTGCGCGCCCTGCCCGTCCCCGCTGATCGCCACCGCCGCCGCAGCATAGCCGCCGCCGCCACTCGTCACCGCGACGCCGACGACCGCCCCGTCGCGCACGTATGCCGCCGCCGCCGCGCCCTGCCCGCTGCCGCTGACCACCACCGAAGCCTGGGTGTAGTTGTATCCGCCCGCCGTCACCTTGATGAATGCCACCCGCCCCGCCATCGCCGCCTGGTGCTGGCCCTCCATGCCGTCGATGCCCCCCGGTGCCGAGGTGATCATCACCCCGTCCAGCATGTCCGGCACCTGCAACTGCCGCGCCGCGCCGACCAGGCTGGGGTTGACGATCATGCTCGCCTGGTTGTCCCAGGTATTGCCCTGCATCAGCAGCGTGTCGGTGTGGGCGTTCAGCGCCTGCGGACTGGCGCCGCCCGGCCCGGGGAAGAAGGCATTGCGCGCCACCTGCACCCCGACCGGCGCATCCAGCAGCAGCACGCCCCCGCCGGAGCCGCCCTGCAGCACGATCCGGTTGCCCTCGATCACCAGCCCCGTGCAGGCGATCCCGAAGTTGCCGCCGTGCCCGTCGGTCTCGACGTTGTAAGCCGTGATGCCCCAGCCGTTGCCGAGCAACTGGTTGCCCGCCACCCGCACGTTGCTGCTGCCGCCGGGGTTGATGCCGACCGCGCACCCCTGGATGAAGTTGTCCGACACGTCACTGTCGATGCTGCCCCCAGCGTCGATGCCGAAATAGCTCGGCCCCGCCGTCCCGGCCGCACTGACCAGGTTGCCCACGACCCGGCTGGCGCTGCAGTTGGCCAGCACGCCGCTGCCGTTGCCCGCAAGCTGGTTGCCCACCACCTGCATCCCGCGGCCGGACACCGCGATTCCATACGACGAGTTGCCGTGGCAGACGTTGCCCGCCACCAGCACGTCCACCGCGTCCGGGTTGCCATTGCCCCAGCGCGGCGGCTCCAGGTTGGTCTCGTTGTAGTTGCCGACCGAAATCCCCCGCGAGTTGCCCCACGCCAGGTTGCCCAGCACCCGGCCGTGCCGCGCCACCTGCGCGAAGGCCGGGTCGTTGAAGTCCAGCGCGATGCCGTAGGCGCCGTTGCCGTGCGCCAGGCAGCCCTCGATCAGCGCTCCGGCGGCGGCCTGCACCCAGATGCCGTGCACCTGGTTACCCCCAGGCCTCGCACCGCAGCACCTGGTGGCGGCTGGTGGGGGTGGCGCCCTCGACCCCATCGCGCGCCTGGATCACCAGGCCGCTGCCCAGCGACGGGCCGACCGCGCCGGTGAAGCCGCAGCCGTCGAACAGCGTGCGGGTGCAGGCGGGTCCGACCAGCACGCCCCAACTGTCGCCGGGCACGCCCGCGCCGTCGAACGTCACGCCGACCGCGGTGAAGGACGGGCCGATCAGGTTGATGAACGCCCCCGTGGCCGGGGCGTCCGGCACCGGGATGCGGCGCAAGGTGCTGGCGTGCGCGCCCAGCAGCACGGCGTCCCGCGTCACCGTCCAGCCACCGCGCACGGCGTAGGTGCGGGGCGCCAGCCGCACCGGCCGCCCGGTGGCGATGGCGCGGTCCAGCGCGGGGGTGTCGTCCGCCGCGCCGTCGCCCCTTGCGCCGAAGGCCTCGGGCGTCACCGCCTCCGTCAGCCAGTCGGCCAGGGTGCGCGCGAGGGTGCCCGCCGCCTGCACCTGGTGCGCCGACAGGTCGATGCCGCGCAGCCCCGCCAGCCCGGCCATCAGCGCGCCATACGACACCGCCGCGTCCCGCCCGCCCTGCGACAGCGGCAGCAAATCGGGCGACGCCGGCGCGGCAGCGCCCGGCAGCGCCGCGGTAGCGAACGGCGCCGGCCCCAGCAGCATGCCCCCTGCCAGGCGCAGGTTGGCGCCGATGCCGATGCTCTCCGGCGCCCCCAGGCCGGGGCTGGCGCGGCCCATCAGGGCGCCCGAAAGCACGGCCAGGTTGGGTTGCAGCCCGGCGACGACCTGCGCGCGGGTGACGCTCAGCGCCCGTCCGCCCTGGCTGACCAGCAGCAGGTCGTCATCGGCAGCGGCGGCGGCGGGTGGGAGCTGCTTGATGGTCGGCATCGGGGGTCAGCCTCCCTGCAGGGTGATGCTGTTGCCGCTGCCGTCCTGCACGGCGTCGCCGGTCTCGGTCTGCAGCAGGTCCGGCCCGCCATCCTCCCCGGCCAGCGCCTGCACCGGCAGCAGCACGGCGCGCGACAGCACGCGGCCGGCCTGGGTGCCGATGGTCAGCGTGACGACATACGTCGTGCCTGCCAGCCCGCCGCCGAGCCACAGCACCGCCCGTGCGCCATCCGCCGCCGCCGACACCACGGCGAGGCCGCCGGGATCGACGGGGCTGACGGCGACGTCCAGGGTGGCCACCGCGTCGCCATCCGCGCCGGTCAGGGCCGGGGTGATGTCAAACTGGTAGTCCAGCACATCCGCCGGGTCCTTGGCGGGCCAGGCCGGCGGCAGGAGCGGCCGGGTGCCGCGCGGAACCGGCACGCAGCCGTCCAGCACGAGCACGCGGGCGGCGCTGGGGCGATACAGGTGAGCGGCAATAGTTGGCATGGGAGGATCCTTTCTTCTCCCTCTCCCTCCGGGGGAGGGCCGGGGTGAGGGAAACGGCAAGCACCGCCCTTGCGAACGGCAGGGGTTTTCTGGGGCAACAGGCCAGCCCTTGCGGCCTCCCTCACCCCGACCCTCTCCCGGAGGGAGGAGGAGCCGGCCAGCCAGCGATCCGCCGAAAACTCAGTATTCTACAATAACGATCCCAGGCGCCCCGTTGCCGCCCGGCGCGCCAGCACCATACCCGCCGCCGCCGCCAGCCCCGGCCGCGCGCCCGCTGTTCTGCAGCCCGCCGCCCAGCCCGCTGCGTCCGCCGCCGCCGAACGCGCTGTTGCCGCCCAGCCCGCCGGGCACCGCCGCCAGCAGCGCGCCATCGCCGCCCGCGCCGCCCGCCGCCTGGAACTGCCCGGCCAGCCCGCCGCCGCTGTTGCCGCCTGCGCTGCCCGGGTTGCCGGAGTGCCCGCCCATGCCGCCCGCAGCCCCCACGGCGCCGCCGCCCACCGGGCCGAACCAGGTGTCGCTGGCCTGCTGGCCATTGACGCGCGACCCGGCGCCGCCACCGCCGGCGCCGACCTGCACGGGGATGACCACGCCCGGCTGCACCGGCACGATCGCCTCGGCGTAACCCCCCGCACCCCCGCCGCCGCCGCCATAGTCCGTGTCCCCGCCGCCGCCGCCGGCCCCGCCGCCCACCGCGCGCACCCGCGCCAGCCGCACCCCTAGCGGCACTCGCCAGGTCGTGGTGGCGCCGAACGTCTCCTGCCGGCTGAACCCGGGGCTGAGCTGCGGCAGCACGAACGGCAGGAAAGGCCCGCCGGGCAGGACCGCGATGTCCACCTGCACCGTCTGCGGCCGCCCGGCGTAGGTCAGGACGCTGTACAGCCCTATCCATCCCGGATCCGCTGCGGGCGGCAGCGGATCGCCCAGCGTCTGCGGCGTGCCAGGCTTCATAGCGAGCGCCACCCGCAGCAGCCGCTGGGTGTTCTGCGCCTGGCCGCCGTTGCCGGGGCCGCTCCAGGGGACGGCAGGGTTGCCGACGTTCCAGTACGGCAGCGCCACCGGCCCGGCGTCCTGCGGTCCCAGCGCCGCCTGCACCAGCCAGCACAGCACGGTGCTGCCATCGGGCGGGCCAGTGAAGCTCAGGGTGGTGAAGCCTGGATTGATCGCCGTCTGCACCAGCGGCCCCGGGTCCGCGCCCAGCGAGCCGAACGGCGCCGCATCCACGGCGCCCAGCGCGGTCAGGCTGCCCGGCCCCACCACGACGCCCCATCCCGACGCCACCGGCACGCAGCCCAGCCCGTCCGCCACCGGCCCGGTCCCCAGCACGCAGCGCGCCAGCGCGCCCATCGCCGCCATGGCATTGCGCTGGATGTGCAGCAGGTCGGTATCGAGCGGGATGGACCCGGGATAGACGATCTGACGGTCCATGAAGACATCCTTGTTCTGCGTTCTGCTCCCTCTCTCGGAGGAAGGAGAAGCTAAGCGCCCCGCACCCAGGCCACGCCGCCGGCCGGCAGCGCCTGCACCAGGGCGGCCTGCACGTCCGGCGTGTCCGGCGTCAGCACCGCCAGGCACTCCAGCGGCATTGCCAGGGACCCCCAGCCGCCAGCCGCGCCATAGGCCAGGCCCGGCCCGCCGTAGACGCCGGTGTCCAACGGCCGCGCCGGCTCGAACACCGCAATCGACGCCCCCAGCTCCGCCACGGCATCCGAAAGGGAGGTGCGCGTCGCCCGCTCCCGGTGCAGCGCGCGGCCGATGCGGGCGCGGAAGGTGTCATCGGCCTCGCCTCCACGCCGCGGCAGGCCGCCGCCGAACAGGTCGGCGCTGGCAAGATCCAGGAAGCTGTCCGTCGCCGTGGCCAGCCGCGACTGCCGCCGCACCACTCCGAGCAGCGCGTAAAGCCCCACCCACCCCGAAGCCAGGCCAGACAGCAGCCCGTCCAGCACCGGCGCCACGTCCCCAAACCAGCGGCGCGGCAGGGCCAGGCGCAGCCGGGCGAGCACGTCAGCCAGGTCGCCCCTCATGACGCCAGCACCTGGATGCTGCCGGGCCGCACCAGCCCCTGCACCGGCACCGTCAAGTCCATGGCCAAGCCGTTGATGGTGACGCCAAACACGCTGGCCACCGCCGGGTCGGCGTCATGCGCCAACTGCACCAGCCGGGACAGCGTCAGCCCGGCGCCGAGCGGCAGCCCCTGCAGGTACCCGATCAACGTCGCCTGCACCAACGCCGCGCTGCCTCTGGCCAGGTGCAGCGTCACGTTCGCCAACACCACCAGCGGCCCCCGCACGGAGTAGGTGCTGCCGACCGGCCGCACCGCCTCGATCGCCGCGCCCGCCGCCGCCAGCAGGTCCGCCCCAGGCGCGCCGGTGCCGTCGTCCACCGTGACCGTGAAGTGCCCGGCCCGCTCGGCCCCTGCGGTGTCCACCCGCTCGGCGATCGACACCGACAGGCCCTGGCGCAGGCTCAGCACCGCCCAGGCGACCGCCTGCGCGGTGGCGCGGGTGCGGCTGTCGATGAAGCCGCCGAACCGTGTCCGCAGCGCCGCATCCGCCTCCGCATCCAGCCCGCCGGACAACGGGCCGAGGTTGCTGACGCCATCCACGCCGGGCAGGGCGGTGCCGAGCTGCACGATCAGCCCCGGCCGCACGTTCCCTGCCTGCCCGGCGCGCACGGCCACGACCGGTGCCGTCACCGACAAGGCCGCCGCACCCAGCGCATAGCCGCCGCCGGTCCACGCCGGGTTGGACGGATCGGCCGACACCGTGAACGCCAGCGCCGGCACGTCCGCCGTCCGCACCTGCGCCCCCACCGGCACCACCGCCGCCAGCCCCGGCACCCCGCGGCTGAACGTCACGAACCCCGTGCCCGGGATGCCCGGCAGCCGCGCCAGCCCGAAGTCCGCCACCCAGCTATCCAGGTCCGCGCCCGCGCTGGTGGCGGCGCGCGTGGTCGCCAGCACCTGCACGATCAGCCACTGCACCCACAGGCCCACCGAGGCGTTGGCCTCCAGCACGGCGCGCAGCACGCTGCCGACGGACAGGTCGATCAGGCTGCCGGCCGACCCGCGCACGGCGGCGGCCTGCGTCCGGACCATGGCGGCGAAGTCCTGCAACGGAAGCTGCATGGCGGGCTACCCCAATGCTTGAAGGGTGGGAAGCTGGAGGGCGAGGGTCCGCGCCTCGGCTGTCTCGGCGTCGGCGTAGCGGACCTGGACGGACAGGCTGCCGCCGGGGTCGGACTGCACCTCGATGACCGGGTCGGGGTCCGGCGCCACCGCGGCCTCCCGCAGCATCTGCTGGCGGATCAGGGCGCGGATGGCGGCGGGGTCGGCGGGCTGGCCGACGAAGGGGGCGAGGCCGGCGCCGTAGCCGGGCTGCCAGAGGTCGTCGCCGGGGTTGGTGAGCAGGCGGCGCAGCACGCGCTCGGTGCCCAGGGCGGGGCCGGTGGCAGTTTGCAGGTCCCCGGTGGGCGAGACGGACAGGTCCCCGCCCCAGGCGTGGTGCGCGTCGGACATGGCGGGTGCTCCTGAGTGGGTGTTGGGCCGGCGCCCTGACGTGCGGGGCTACGGCCCTAGGGCAGCCAGCGGCCGGACGGCGACTCCGCTGCCAGCGTCTATTTCCATGACCTGGTTCACCAGATCGACCGATTGGTCCAGCCAGTCCAGGGCCAGCGCAAACAGCCTGACCTGCTCGTTCTTCCTGACGCTTGGGATGATGACGATCAGGCCCTCATGGATCGACAGCCCGCCGTGCAGCTTAAGTCCTGCCGGTTGTTCGTGACGAACAGGTAGCTTTCCGCCTCGATCACCCGGACCAGGTCACGGTCGAGCGTGCCAGCTTTGCCGATGCGGAATACGTGATCGGCAGGGTAGCCGCGGCTGTTCGCCACCTCCACAAGCGCCACCGACAGGCACTCGTCGATCAGGAGCCGTGGCAGCTTCTATCAGCCGGCGTGTATCGGGCTATTGCGCCAGCCAGGGCCATGCGTGCTATCCGCCCAAGCCTCAATGGCATCGCGCCACGTTGCCGGCAGGGAGAGATAGTCCTCCAGGATGTCCAGGTCGGAGTAGCCATGGCGCAAGTAGTCCACCAGCGTCGCCGCCGGAACCCGGGTTCCATCAACGACGGGCAGGCCGCCAAGGATGCCCGGGTTGGACACCACGCGCACGATCCCAGGGCCGTGGTCCAGCGACGGCTTAGGCTTGCTAGGCCGTCTCGGGTCGTTGAGCATGAAGCCGATCATGTGGCCAACATGCGCCGGCTTGCCTTGGCCTTCAACGAGCCTGTTGCGATCCAAACGGCGCGGCCGTTCCTGCCTCCCCTCGCCAGCGTCCGATCGGCTGAACCGTAGAGGGGGCAAGGGCCGTTCCGTCCGGCAACAAAGATTGCCGAGACCCTAA